CCGAAGCGGATTCTCGTAGACCTCTCCACTGTCGGTAAGTTCTTTACCATTTATATAACACTTGATTTTATTTACACGAATAATTAGTTTGCATACAAGAGACCGGCCATACCATTTTGTATACGTAATATATTGTAATTGACTGCGTATATGGGATCCATTATGTCTAGGGATTCACTCATAATCTTGGCTGAATTGAGGCGGCTAAAATTGAGGGTCCCTGTGGGCTGATAGGAGCTGGTCATGAGGCAGAAGCAGTACAGGAAAAAGTCGGGCGAGGTCACAAAGTTGGTGTGATAGTAGTTCATGACGTCGATAAAGTGTGGTTGACTCCACCTATAGTTACCAACATCTAGACCATTTATGGTGAGTTTAATTTTATTTGATGGTGAAGTTAGGGAGCTTACAACGGATGTATTTGATGATGCGATATACTTCACGGGGTGATTGAATGTGAGTTCTTGGATCCGGGTTTGGGATGGAATGTTCTTTTGAACTTGGGTGATGAGAATGTCGTGGGTCTTTTTGGAAATTTGTGCACGTTCTTGGGTATCTATATAGTAATAGTTTGCAAAGCATTCTATGTTATAGGCGGACGCATTTGGTCCCCAATAGATACGCAACTCTACATTGTGATAGTTTAGGGCCACAAGGGGAATTGCGGATTGTGCACTCTCACAAAAGAAGAAGCGGAGGGGGTAGAAGTAGGAGGATGAGCTCGTACCAGGGTGTGGTCCCATTGCACTCTTGGACACATTTTGGGCGAACGTATCTATGGCAATTTTCTCACTGAATATGGAATCTTGGGTATCTACGACGGAGCCACCGATGAGGAGTTCAACCTTATCTACCAGGGTTCTCCAATCATCTATAGATTGGGCTTGACTCGAATCATCTGCGGCGAAGTACACGTACCCGAGGAGATCCCCGGAGCGTTCAAAATTAACACTGGACATTGAATTACTTTTCACTGCTCCAAGAATTGTTTGTTTTTCATTGGACTGTGAAAAGTTAGCATGTCTTTTGAAGTGTGAACTAAAGAAGGATATTTCAGGATTACCCATGATATATTCATCCTGGGCACCTATAGCAATCAATTGAACAACACCAGCGGACATGGTATACTACTCTATGGGGAGAAAATTACAGGTTGGGTTTCCTACACACAAAACGGAGGACTAAATAGTTATCTTCGATTGGATTTGGTGGTTCAATGAGAACACCATCTTGATTCCGGATATTAATGGTCAAACGACTAATTGTTCGAATGGGATTTATATACTGGGTTACGATTGGGTAATTATCTCTAAAGCTAATGAGTCCAGTGTCATCCGTTGTAACGAGACTGGCAAATGAATTTCGTACCACGCTCATAGTGGCTTGTCCGGCGAGAACGTTTGACGCTCGATCCGAAAAAATAGAGTCTAGTTCTTCAATCGAAACATAGCAGTGACCTGTCCCACTGATAGGTGCAACTGTATTAATTCTCGCAGCCAAAAGTCTGGCCTGGACAACATTATGGACGGGTTGGTTCAAAAAACAAGTAAAGGTGTTCGCCGCCGTTTGACCAATCGTATCAACCGTGATTGTGTGATATTCATAGTTGAGGTCTGGGATCATCTCTGTTGGCGATGTGATGAGAGCCATTTATAGTTAGTTTAGATTAAAGATCCACCGATTCCTTCGGCAATCTTGTAGGAAGCGTGGTCACCCACAAGCTTTTGGGCGCCACAGAGACCACCTGGGGTGAGGCTCTTTGTGTAGGGGCTGTCCTCCTTACCCGACCCTGGTACACATTCCATGCGGTTCTCGAGATCGAAGATGGATTTGTCACTGACAATCTCGATCTTGATTGGCATGGGCTGGTATCTGCTGCTTTTCTTCATGATACCTAGGACGGATATGATTGAGAAAAGTATGACGATGGAAGTGAGAGCATTCCTGTTGGTCTTATTGAACTTGAACATTTATAATGTATCAACATTTTTTATAAACTGCGTTAAAGGTAATTTTTTTAGTTTCTACATAAAGAGTAGATGGATGAAGAAATAATCATCGACCGCGGACACACGACTGTTATGAAATTAGACGCCGACGAGCAGGCCCTGATGGATGAAATAGAGATTTCAGCCCCCCGTCCCCAGCCTGTACCCAGACCCGCTCCTTATCGACCCCAAAGACCCATGCACCAAGAACAGGAAACGATGGACGCCTTTGTAAACCCCAACAAGCAGACTGCCCCAAGGCAGCCCATGCAGGAGGAGGAGATTGATTACGGTGAGGACGAACCAGCATTTTACGACGACGAGCCCCAGATGGGGGAGGGTCCATCAGGTGAGCAACCCTCCAAGGGGTACACCTCGATTGACGAGGAAAAGTCAGATCTCATAAACAAGTTGACACGCTTGGAGAAGAAGGGGTTCTCTGTGAATAAGCGCCTCAACGCATACTCAAATGTTGAGGAACTTAGGGCTGAGGTTAAGAGGATTACCTACAGTATTGATGTGGAGCAGTCAATTCGGTTTTCTAGACGTATGCTTGTGGCGTGTGTGACTGGTCTCGAGTTCCTCAACAAGAGGTACAACCCCTTCGAGATTCAGTTGGAGGGGTGGTCTGAGTCTATCATGGAGAATGTTGACGACTATGATGGTGTATTTGAGGAACTCTATGTCAAGTATCGGTCAAAGGTCAGCGTAGCCCCAGAGGTCAAGCTCATCATGATGTTGGGTGGTTCGGCCATGATGTTCCACCTGACCAACTCGATGTTCAAGTCGGTGATGCCCAACATGAATGATGTGATGAAGCAGAACCCCGATCTCGTGAAGAATATGATGAATGCCGTCCAAAATACGACACGGAACCCCGGGGGACCGGCCACAGAGGCCCCAGTTGGTGGGACAGGGCAGTACGAGATGCAGGGCCCAGGTCTAGACATTTCTAGTTTGATGGGGGGCATCATGATGCCCCCACCACCCCCAATGAACACGACACCCCCCACAATCCAAGAAGAGGAGGACGTCTCCGACATAATGTCCATCTCAGGTGATTCCACAGGTGGTGAGGTGAAGGAGGTCAACGTGGGGGTCGCAAAGGCTAAGAGGACCAGACGGAAAAAGAAGACGGAAATTAATCTCTAAATACTATATAAATGATAGCGTACTGTCCGCTTGAGGAGGTGGAGCCTCCCACCCGACAACAGAAAGTTGTCGAAGAACCAGCGGCCAAGGAGCCAACGGTTGGTCGCGAAGAAACTGAAATGAATTACGTCATCATGGGTTTCATTGTCGGCGTGATTATTCTCGCCGTCTCTGATTCCATCAGGGCGTAAATGTAATAAATCTACCGAGGGGTTTTCCCCCAATGTAAATTTAGTATGTGAATGTTGCGTGTGTAAGAGACCCACTCTTTATGGATACCAGCCTACCACCAGTTGATGATATGAGTTCCACAAAAATGTCAAATTTATATTTACGGGGGGTCCCCAAATTGGTCAAAAAGAGGGGTTGAATTGTGATTGAATTTCCGGTAGTAGTTACTGAAGAACTCCATGGATAGGCGGTTCCCACGTTTCCAAAAATGTTCTTGGTACCGATTGTTATATTTGCCCCTGGTGTTGTCTCGTCACTCGTACCACCATTTATTTCAAGAATTAGGGTGCTCATATTGTCCTTGTCTTCATCATACTCCCTCAAAGAAGCTACAATCTTCGCATAGAAGGCACCATTTCCAAAGGTTAGAGTCTTCGTATTATTCCCACTTGGGGAACTCTGTACTATTACATTTGAATACCTCTTACAAGCCACCTGCTCAGAGTTTGTTATCATACCACCACCAACGTGAAGGTCGGTCTGTGCGAGTGACCCCCCTAAACCGATAGCGACCTGTTCACCAAGATCGATAAGGCCCTTGATAACGAGATCCCCAGAGACCTCGACGCTACTTTCTAAGAACAACTCCCCAGATTGGGGGGTGATGTACACATTACCTGATACATCGCCGTGTATGTCCGATGTCCCAGCGGTCGTCTTGAGTTGAATGACGGCGTTGCTTGAAGAATGTTCAACTCGCGCCGTACCATCGTAGACGTGGAACTTTTCGGTTGGTACCGAAGTCCCTACACCCACGTTACTAGTGTGTATGACGTGGAGGCCATCACTTTCTGCACCATTGTTTACACCACCCAAGACTGTACCATGTATACTTCCAGAACTGAAGCCCCTTAGGTACCCACCGTAGTTATCGTTTGTATTGAGGAGGATACCAGTCTTTGTATTGGTCCCAGGGCTCTCAAGTTTAAGGACATCGATATTTGTTGTGACCCCCGAGTATATGTGTACATTTGTTGATGGGTTGTCTGTGCCGAAACCTATGAGACCCTCGTGTGTGAAGCGTAAAAACTCTGTTGCGGTTCCACCAGTTCTATTACGGAAGGTCAGGTCGGTGTCTTCTACTGTCTCTATGATACCACGGGATGGTGTTGTACTCGTGGAGAATATATCCATCGAACCTGTGATGATTTTCTGATCCTGGGGAAACTCAAAACCACCGTTGATGAAGAGCTTTGAGTTTCCACCTGGGTCGGTGGAGGTACCGATGAGCACACGATCTTCATTGATGGTCAAAAGGCTGGACACACCCGTGCCATTCGTAATGGCGTCTTCAACTTCAGACTGACTTAAACCAGCTGAATCATATGTCTGGAATTCATGCAATGGAGCGATAGTTCTAATTCTATCTGGACCACCAGCACCCGTAGTTTCATTACCTTTGAAAATTATAAGTTCAGATTTACCATCGATATTATATTGTCTCTCCCGAATGAATGTATTTGAAAATTGATCTGTATCGACACCACCAAATGTAAGTTGATGCCCCAAAACGATATTTCCATCTACTTCAAGTTTACCGCGGGGTACATCTGTACCTATACCAACATCACGGGTGGTACCATCTATATACAAACCCACATTTGTGGAATCTGAAACATCATCTTCATTCCTCGTAATTCTAAAATCACGCACCCCCGTTACACCGACGGACCATCCTCGTGGATTACTATCTTGGTTTGATTGAATGAAGGACGCGAAGGAGTTGCCCGTTATAAGGTCGGTTTGTGCGGCTATAATCGCATCACCGTACCCAGTTCCATGCTGGTTATGAACAAGTATACCATTCTCCCTCGCATTTCCAATGCCCGTCCCTACAACTTCAAGGTGTGCACCGGGGGTGGTTGAACCTATACCCACCCGCCCATCACTTCGGAGGGTGAGGATGTCCTTCTCATCCGTGTAACTTTCATCTGTGAGGTAAATGTCTAATTTTGTTTTGGATTTTAGCGAAGTGTCATCGAACTTCCCAATCTTGAAAGTTGCCCTCACACCATCATAGGTTCCACCCACCCCCTCCCTCGCCAGGTGCATCACGTTTCCGAGATCGGTGACACCTTGAATGGGTGAGGTATTCGTTACAACTAGGGGTGTCCCCAGGTGGCTGTACCCATTTGAATTTATAACCGAATTATTAAAAAATACTGTTCCACCCGAGGTGTGAAGGAGACCTTGGGGGGTGGCCGTCCCCACACCAACATTACTGGATTCTAGGATGGTCATTTTTGGTGGACCCATCGTGGATGTTGTACTCGCATAGAAGTTGAGACCCTTCCCCAAACCGACGACGTTCTCAATTTTATTTTGTTTAAGTGCAGGGTCGGCATAGGATTTCATATAGGTTTGGGCATTTCCAAATATGACTGCGTTACTTCCGTTAATTTTAAGGTTTCCCCCAATGGTGAGAGCCTCGGAGGGTGCCGTGTTTGCGATACCCATCTTACCATCTGCCACGATACGCACCCGCTCGGTATTTTTAGTTTTGAATGATATGTTTTGAAAATCGGGTGTCAACTTTGCACCCGAAATATCTATAGAGGATATGTTAGAGGCTAGGGGACCCGCGCGGATAGATGCAACATTTGAGTTTGTATCTTCACCGTCAAAATCGGCGTGAATGACGATATTTTCAGAGGCTGTTATACCAGTCGCACCCTCCATGAAGGACAGGTCTGTAACCTGAATCGACTGAGTGATGAGACGACCGGTGACCAGGTTACCCTCGAGGGTCATGGTATTGGCACTTGACGCGTGAACATTTATAAAGAGTTTGTCACCGATAGACAAACTATCTGTTGGTGCGGTGTTTGAAATACCAGATGGTAATGAACCAGTGGTTTGGATACCATGGGCTTGAATATTTGAGTTTACGAGCATGGGTACATCTGCATCTGCGTCGAGGGTGATTAGATTACCAACCGTTAAACCATTGTCACCGATTCTCAAACCCTCAAAGTATCCATACCCATTGGCGTGGAGTAGGTTGGATGTTCCAGCTGTATCATCTATATAGAGGTTTGAACCCACTGAAAGTGAAAAATCTGGTGAAGTATTTGCTATACCCACGTTGTTTTGTGTGTATAGTTCACCGTACACATAGAGGTTTAGAGTGTTTGAAGTATCAAGTGTAAAGGTCTGTGTTTCAGGTCCACCGAACGTCCTCGACAATTTGAAAGTGCTGTCTGGGTGGGTATAACCGACAAAGATATTTGCTTCGTTTGGTTGGTCCACCATAAGAATGCCGGTATCATAGGTTCCATTGTTCCCCGTACCCATTTGAATTACGGCATTAGAAACGACTAGATTATTGACACTCGTATAATCGGGGGATTCCGTGATTGCCAAGTTTCCAAAGAATTCAACGTCTCCAAAAACTCTGAGTATCCCATCTTGAACAACTACGTTACCATTTTTGAAGACGGCTACATTAGAATCAGAATTTGGATCAACTTCGGTTCCCACCACAAGTTGCGTCCCGACGGTGACGTTTGTTGAAAATGTATTACCACCTATATGGAGTACGTTAGAGTCTGAAGAATCCGCTACCAATTTTTCACCTACCCGAAATGTACTAGATGTTTTAAGATTGGTTGAAAGTGTGTTCCCCGAAATGATAAATAAATTTTCAGTTCCTTCATTCGTGTCGACGACAACCCTATCAACCCCCGCTTGTTGGATTTCAAACGTTCTCGTTGGATTGAGGGTTCCGACCCCCATTTTATCATTGACGACAACACGTTCTGTGCGTATACTTTTATTGACATCCAACACAATCTCCTGACCAGCATTCATAAATAAATCTGCACCAACTGAGAAACTCTTGGTTGGATTTGAATTTGAAATACCGATACGACTTACAACAACTTCATCGGCTTCAATTTCACCTGTAATAATTGCTGAAGCAGTGGTAAGAACCTCCTGCTCTATTGGGTCGGCATCTAGACTGGCGACATATACCTGGTCAAACCTGACTGTTCTTCCCATTTATATTAGTTACCAAATAAAATTCCAGCCATTCCATTTTTGATCCTCAAAACATTATAGTTTACTGCATGAATATAGAGTTCCTGACCAGCTGGTCTGAGACTTCCCTTTTCAACCCCCCTGAGTATAAGCTTTGCGTTATCTATACGACTAAAATTACAGGTCCCAGATGGATTATAATCTGATGCATTTAAACAAAAGTGATACGCAAAGTATCTCGTTTGGAATAAAACTTCTGTCGTGTGTACAAAATCAGATGTCCCGAATTTAGATTTATAATAATTTTGAATGGTGTGAAAGTACATAGGGCTCATATCCTCGAGTAAGGGTGTTCCATTTATATGTATATCACCGGTGTGAAATGTAAAACGATCATTGGCGAAATCGTTATTGAGGGCGTTAAATCCGAAGAATATAGACTTCACTGGGTGGTTGAAACAGGACAAATCTAAACTATTATCACCACCTTGTTGGATGACGTGATCTGAAACTGTTTCAAGTGGGTACTCAACACTTTGTACCTGTGTGATTACGAAATCCATTTGACGTGTAATCATTTGTTCCCTCTCATCCTTGTCTAGATAGATGTAGTTTCCATAGACTTTGATTTGTTTATTTTCATCCGATACACCAACAAATTGTGCATTATCAAATTGTATTTTAATTTCAACTTTGTGATGTTGAAGTGCCAAAAGTGGGAGAAAAGCTCCATGGTCACAAAAGAAAAAGTGGAATGGGAGGAAACTTGGGTTAGATGCCGAAACCTTGTTGGTCAATTCCTGTGACTTTACGTGGGTATCCGCCAGATAATTGGGCCATATATCACTAAAGTAGTCATAGGGTTGGGAATCTACCTTTTGACCACCGATAAAGAGATTGACCGTGGAATTGTAAAAAAGATTGGATGATACAGCGTTCCCTTCACACCATATACCATTGATGATATCACCCAATACTGGAATAGTGATTGTATTATCTGTATCGTTTATAGATTTGAGATATTTCGGGGCTTGTGAAAAGTTGGTGTGCCTCGTAAACTTTATACGAAAAAACGAATGTCCCTCCTCGGTCATAAGGTAAACATCCTGTACACCCTTTGAAACGAGTTGTATTAATGCACCTGACATTTATTTATTAATCAGATTATAAAAACAGACACTTTCCCTGAGGGAAGTCACTCTTTTTTTCTTCCGTGGGTTTTCCATGAATTTTGAACCCTCCTTGGCGGTACACCTTCATCCTCTTATAGTACATAGCCGTGAATATAGACCATGGATCGTGAACATCGTATATATGGGGATTGTTCTTTTTACCCTTGGTCTCTCTCATGATACGTCCAATACTTTGGGTAATATCTGACTTTGGTGAAGCTAGAATGACCGTGTCTAGGGTGGGTATGTCCAAGCCTTCGTGGGCTTGACTGAACGTCGCGAAAATGATCTTCTTCTTCGAGGATTCTTGGAGGTCCTTCTCTTTCATACCCCCCATGTAGAGACCCGAACTCTTTGGAAAACACTGGTGAAGAAATTCACAATGAAATCTCCTATCGCTTAAAACGAGGAGTTGCCTCGTTCCCGCTGAAGCCTTTTTTACAAGTTCTACCAACATTTTGTTCCTATTCCTGTCTTCGACCAACTCTGTGATCATATTGGGCATAGAGATCTTTCCATTTCTCATAGAGGGTGGGGGGTTGCGGTAATTGAAACATTCATAGGTGATTGGGAACACCTCAACCTGTTCCTGATTCTTCCTCTCCACTGCGAAGAATGTGGGTCCCATGAACCAATGGAGGACTTTGGTGAGTCCATCCTTCCTCTCTGGGGTTGCGGAGAGACCAAAAATATGTTTGGGACACATCTTGAAGAGGGACTGACTGAATACTTTTGCGCATATATGGTGGGCCTCATCTACAATGAGGGTTCCCACACTTTCAAAGTCCCCAAAACTATACTCCTTTAGGGACAGGGACTGAAGCATTGCGATGACGAAATCGCAGTCAACTTCCTTCTTATCCTGTTGGACGATGCCGATGGTGGCACCTGGGCAGAATTGTTGGATTCTCTCCCTCCACTGATCAGCTAGAAACTGTTTATGAACGACAATCATGGTCCTGTAGCCCAACTTACAGGCTATTGCCAGGGATACGGTGGTCTTCCCAAAACCACACGGGAGTGAGAGAACGCCATGACCCGCCTTAAGAGCTGCAGCAAGTGCTTCGTTTTGGTGTGTTGCGTCTCGAAGGGTACCGGCAAACTTCGTTTTAATCCGGGTGGGTTGGGGTCTTCGATCCTCCTTAGGTTCACCAAGTTTCTCGATGCCATAGAAGCGCGGGACACAGATACCATTTTTAGTCGTTTTAAAAACTTTAAAAGGTGGTGGTGGAAATCCATAATCTCCATTGACTATAGGTCTTACGGTAAGTTCCTTTTTAATTTCTTGGAGGGGTCCTTCAGTGGCGAGGTACCCAGTTCTAGTGAGCATACTCATTTAAAGGGGAAAAACTTTAAATGAGTAAATGCCTGTTATACATATAGATGAACAGATTCAAAAGTTATTTCATGAAGTACATAGACTTCAAGGGATGATTCAGGTATTCCAACAGTTTAAAAATTCTGGTCTACATGTAATCGAACTTCCGGATCAAAATGAAGAACTCGAAAGTATCCAGGAAAATCCAGAATAATTTTCAACGTTCCAAACTCCTTTGAATTCTATTTTAATTCTAACTTCATCACCCCTTGTAAGAGACTGAATTGGTTTACCTGTAACCTCACACATCACTCTCCTATAACGGTATGGAACTTTCACTTTCAGAACATTTCCATCTAGGGGGTCGTCTATATTTTGATTTTTTAAAAGAAATTGTTTACGATAGTGAATGGAGGAAACCATTTTCGCTGCGTCTGGTTCAAGTGTGAAACGAATATACTTCTTATCATTATAGTCATATAGTGGTTCGTATACATGTGCAACTATTTCCATTTGTTACGATATAGTACAACCAAAACTATAAGTATCATAAGTAAAACCATGACGACACGACTTAACACGAGTGGTTTAAGTGGTTCTCTCGTTTTAAAAACTTCATGACTCAGGTGTCTAGAAACTTCAATGGCTGCTTCAATACTAGAATAGGGTGTATTTCTAGGAGACATCATACCACACATGGCAACCTTCGGACATGCACCAAAGTGTGGGAGTTGTCCATGTAGACTGAGAACCCCCGAGGATTGGGAGAATGACCACCCCCCATCCTCACTCCATTCAGCACCCCACCCAATTCGCATGTTGGTGGGGGGTGGAAGTTTCAATTGTTCGAGAACTTCTAATTTTAAAAGTTCTGGATTATTTGAAAGAACTTCTTTGGTGAGGTTACAAATCACACATGCCACAGTTTTACCATCTGAGAGAACTCGGGGTTGTAAATTCCATTTCGTTTTCGTGGCAAATTCAAGATCTGATTTGAGGGTGATTGGTTCTTCGTAATCGAGGAGAACATTTATAGCACCATACGTACTCTCTCTCACCTTCTTGTCTGCGTCTGGTCCCCAGTTGTCACCCAATAATTTGAGTGCAGGACTGTTATCTATACATAAAAAAAGATACCCACCTTGAATACTATCACCATTTGAAAATGTGGCGATGTAATCAGTTTCTCCGTATTCTACATCTTTAATTTCCTTACCAAATACAAAGTTTACACCGGCATCTAAAAGTGCATTTTCCATCGCATCACACATCAATTTGCCCGAACCTCTCTGTGTATACGGTTTTGACAATACAACATTATCGAGATTTCTAATAAATTCATAGGCAGACATAACATCCCAGGTAACACCATCCATTATGAGTGGTAAGGTCTTAATGACGTCTTCACCAGATTTAGTTAATCGACCGGGTGTAATTGCTGCTTTCAAACTCATCTTCTTATATTTTTCAGAGTGGAGGGCGACCCCCAAAACCAGGGATAATAGTACGCCATAGTCTTTCAAACCCAGTGAACCAGTTAGGAATTTTGTATGTTCGTCACCACCTTTCGATGGTTCAAACATTTCATCCCAATCTATATTCATTTCATCAAAGAGGGATTTAGTATTTACAAAGGCTTTATCAAAAAGAACTCTGTGTGCGTGAAGATCTCTTACTTCTACATCCGGTTCCCACCATGAGCCACCAGATGACGTCTTTTTGTCGTAGATTGTTATATCGTGTTCCTCACCTGAGTGAATAATCTCCCAAGCGAGGGACATCCCCGTTGGGCCGGCACCGATGATATGAATCTTCATTCTACTTTTAGTTGATATATAATTTTTCATGAGTCAGCGTGTAAAATGTTATGAGTCCCAAAGTTATCCAAAGTTGTGGGTCCATAAATTTACGTCCATTATAAAGAAGGAATATGTTTAAAAAAATATGCATTGGGAGACTTTCCCTTCCATACTTAATATAGAACCCTGATGTAGCTGAACCTGAAAGTAAAAGTGCACTCATAAAAGACGTCATAGATGGCTTATATAAAAACCAGGCGGTAAAAAGCAACGCCACGTAGGATATAAATATCGACCTCCTCCCCAATTCTCGTATACTATCAACAACTAGGGGTCGTTCACATTTCAACACTTTCGTTTCCCAATGTGGACCGAGAATGAGGTAAGAAAAATATAAAAGTATAAACACTTCCCACATATACTTTATTAAGGATATTTAAAAATATCTTGATATGATAGGTATGTTGACTGTAATAAAACCCTTATCCAAACCAACTCAACAGAAGGTAAATACTTGGAAGTTTGCCGCCAAATTTCTGTGGAAAGAGCGTTTTATGGAAGATAAAGCGGAGCTCGGGAGATGGACAAAAGATCAACTTCTCGATCTTGGTCCAACATTTGTAAAATTAGGACAAATTGCGTCTACGAGGGGGGACCTCTACCCCCCAGAGTTCACCCGTGAACTTGAATCTCTCCAAGATGATGTCCCCGCATTTGATTATAATTTGGTTAGGGATCAGATTGATTTAGATATTTTCAAGGACTTTGATGATGTCCCCTTTAAGTCTGCTAGTATTGGTCAGGTCCACAAGGCTACTCTCCAAAATGGAAAACCCGTAGTTGTAAAATTGAAAAGACCAGGTATTTATGATACGATGCAATCTGACACAGAAACTTTGAAACAAATTCTAAAATTAGTTCAATCTGTGGGGATTGATACTGGAAATAGTTCAGACTTTGTTCTCAATGATTCGATTGAATATCTTTTGGGTGAAGCAGACTATGTTCAAGAAGTTGATAACGCGATCAAGTTTAAGAGGTCTCTGAAAGATGTTGAATGGATTAAGATTCCGCGGGTGTATAAAAAATACTGTACGAATGAAATGATTGTAATGGAATATGTACCAACAGATAAGATTACCGAAATCAAGGATAAGAAAATCAACAAGTTAAAGGTGTGTGAAGCCCTCGTGAATTCATACGTCATACAGACCATGGAGGCTGGTCTGTTCCACGCTGACCCACACCCTGGAAACTTGGGTATTTCGAAGAATGGTAAGCTGGTCTTCTACGATTTCGGTTTAGTCATCCCACTATCGGATGAACTCAGAGAAGGTTTCAAAGACCTCTTCTTTTGTATTGTAAATAGGGACACCTCGGGGATAGTAAAAATTTTAATACGCCTGGGGGTCATCGTCCCAACGTCTACGGATATCTCTGACATTGAACTCTTTTTTGAGAGCATCCTTGGGTACCTGGAGACCCTAGATGGGGGTGCTATTGTAAACGACGAACTCGCCGCTGAGCTGGCCATGGAAAAACCCTTCGTTGTACCAACCAGCTTCGTCTACCTGGCGAAGTCCTTCTCCCTCATAGAGGGTATATGCATCCAGTTGGATCCAGAGTTTAATTACTTCACCTACCTGGAACCCATGATTCAACAACAGTTCTTGGAATCATTCGACTTGAATGAAATGTTTATGAAAACGACGGAGATTCCCTCAAAGATTGGAAAGATAAGCACAGCTGTTCTGGGTTTGGAGAAATCCAGAGCATCTATGAAACGCTCGATGGTTAAAACGAGGCAGGAAATACGGGTAGTTCAATACAGTATAATTTGTGCTGTATTGGCGGAGAGGTTTCACGACACACCATTGGCTGGTGTATTCATAGCGGGTGCGATGTATTTTACTTTTCGTAAAGATCGATAGACTTCTTTACACTCTTCTTGGGCTTGGACTTTTCATCCTTCTTGACAAGTTTCTCATGCTCCTTGTAGTATTCCTTTAGCCTCCTCTGCTCATCGCGGACAATATCACTCAATTTACCTTTGATCTTGTCCACGTCCATGTCCCGATCCCTCTTGATTTTTTTGCTGAGCCTCTTGAAGCCCTTTTTACTGGCGAAAATAGTTGGCGAAGTTGCGATGGCAAGCATTTATTATGTAGGGACATTTATTTTTAACCTCATTAACTTTTCCTCAAATTCCCTCCTCTCCCCGGGGCTCTCTATAGCCTTCCCAGTTTGGAGGGCTTCAATCTCTGGACCGGTGAGATGCATCGCATTGACCCTAAAGTCTAGGAAGGCCTCCATCGTGACGGGGACTAGGGGCTTCACTAGGTCATAGATGGCGGTGGCGTAGTCGCGGATCTCCTTTTGGGCGTGGCCATCCATCCTCAGGTGGAGAAAGTGCATGAGATTGTGGAGGTTCATTTTCCAGTAGAACTCGGTGTATGTAGACTGCGGGAGCACCCCGCGGCTCTGTTCACGGCAGGCTCCGCCCTCTAGGAGTTCCTCGTAGACCTCAAATGCGTGGGTCAGGTGTTGGGTCACCTTTCCAGTGAGTTCCTCCCCGACATCGACGACCCCCTCAGAACCCTGGTGGTTCACTTCGGACTGCCCCCTCAGAGTATCTGGTTCATAATACTCCTTGGGTACGACGGAGTAACGGGCGGATAGCTCATTAATTGAGGCTGTTCTATGTCGCATATGTTGTCTTGCGATGTAGATGGGCATCTTAATGTGAAATTTGAATTCGACCATTTCGAACGGAGTCGTGTGCCAGTGGCGAAGGAGGTATCGTATGAGACCCCTGTCTCCTCGCGTGGACTTAGTCCCATCTCCATAAGAGACTCGGGCTGCTTGTACGATGGACGAATCCAAATCTTTTTGAGGCATATAATCAACGAGCCTAACAAATCCATGATCCAAAACTTTTTCCATTATAAGTATCTATCCGTTTATTTCTTTAATCAAGTCACCAACATTCTTGTAGTACCTCTTCAAATCCTTCATGAACCTCTTGTTATTCTCAAGGACTTCACAATCAACTTTGTTCAAATATATCCAAGCCAAATTTGATTTTGAATATTTTGTAGCTTTTTGATTTTCATTGGGTCTCCTTGCCACCAACTTTGTTGTCTTTTTCTTCATGGAGGCTGGGGTCACCTCCTTCCTATTCACGAAGGAGAGTGCCTGCATGACGGTGTCCGCCAGGTCGTCCTTCTTCTTAGACTTGAGGAAGATGGGCAACCAATGTGCATTGGTAGGTCCATCGCGGATAAAGGATTCGCACCTTTCTATGGACACCTTTTTCCTCTTATTGTACTGCGCCTTCCCCGGCCCCGCAACGTCTGGTATTTTGTGACGAGCATCATATAGAATTGTTTCAGCTTGGGGGCACCTAATTATAAAGTATGCGTGAAGGAAGTGCATGACGGAGACCATTTTCTTGTTACGTTCAGGTTGTTTTTCTATCAAGATTGTCTTAGCCTCGAGGACCCAGGGTCTCTCATCGAGGTGGTCTCTCATGGAAACATATACACCATCCTTGTGCTGTGGTGGAATTCCGTCAACATCCCATTCCTTAACGAGATTACCAGAGTCCTCATCCAATAGGCACATCGCCAAATTCCTTATACCCACATCAATAGAGAGAATCATTAGTTAAAACTTTAAATATCTCTTTAAGTTAATGAGGTATATAGCCCACCGTGGGTATTCATTGGAGTACAGGGACAATAGTATCAACGCGATACTATGGGCAATAAATTTGGGGTACGATGGTATCGAAATTGATGTTCAACTTTGTGGAACTGGGGAAATTATTTTATACCACGATGTCTACATTGATAAATATTTCATATCGGAAACTTCTTTTGAAGTTTTAAAAAAGTTTGGAATATGTTCTCTCCAAGAAGTGTATGACAAATTACCCAAAATAATTTACAAGGATCTCATTCTTGACATCAAGGGCAATAACATTGAGGTGGTCGGGGCACTCGAGAGATTTTACACGAGAAGACCCACAGAACGTGTTACATTCTGTAGTTTCAATCGAAGAATTCTAAAGATTCTACCAGATTATTACAAGAAGGGTTCTACATTTGAAACAACTTTCCACCCGAGAGAGTATGATATGATCACTCGGAATTTATCGATGGTGGTCGTTCATTGGACATGCCTCGATCATGAGTTTATAACCTACTGTAAGTCTAAAAATATTAGGGTCTACACATATACACATAAGGAACCAAAGGAGTTGGAATATATGTATACGTATGATGTTGATGCTATAATTACAAATGGAATTTAATTACTTACGCTTCTTCATAAAGTTCTTGGTGGCACCCTGTCCAGCTGGGGACATCATGAAATAAAGAGCCGCGAGAATGGCGATGCAGAGGACACATGCAGATGCCGCTGAAGCCATTTGACCACCCCCCATCATGTTCCCGATTCCTGATCCAATACCTTCCGCGACGTTCGCGAAACCCTGACCGATACCTTCAGCCGCTTCTGCGATACCACCATCCTTCTTGGTGACAGTGGCCTCAGCCGATGCCGCGAGTTTATTGACGGTGTTACTTTCCGCGAGACTTTGGGTAAGCTGATCCGTGATGGCTTTGGCCGCAAGCACCGCTACCATATCCTGGTTCCAGTTAATAGAGCCACCTTCTGCACACCTGAAACCGTTGACTGTGAGAACGCCATCTTGTACAGATACCTGTTTAGCTACAGCGCGGTTGACATTGTTAGTTGTAATTGTATTTTCAATAATATTTTGAACTTCCATCTTCACATTTTGTTTAATTTCCATATCGGTGTCTCCACCCAAACCGAGGTCAGACAAGTTACCCATCTGTGACGTCTTTTCAAGTGCGGCACTGGCTGACGCCTGCATATCATTGGTGATTGCGTTCTTTATTTCCCGTACCTGTTCATCTTTAAATTGTGATACAGATTGTGTTGACGCATCAATCTTCTGTCCAAAATTTGCCGAACAACCTTCAACATTTGTCAACCGAACAACCAACTTTTGCATGTTTACCTGGTCTGCGAGGGACTCGGTCATATTGGAATTAATTTCAGTGTAAATACTTTTATTAATCGATTTCATATTGAAAGTTTGTTCAACTTTTTGAGTTGTGGAACCTCCTCCACCCATTATGTTATTACATTTCCCTGAGAAAAAAAACTTTACAATATAATAATGGCTTGTAAGGTTACATTAGGAGAACTAATTTTTAGTGGTGAAAAGAAACATGAAATCCCAGAGGGTATGAATTTAATAGGTGAAACGTTGACTGTAAGTGGGTGTGGTACATTTGATGTTGTCGCGGTGGAATTATTAACACCTGATAATAAAATTGTGAGTGAATCATTTGTAAATGGTGAATATCCATTCGATGCTTTGAAGGGTAATCCTGTAAGTGTCACCATTAGCGATGTGTTAAATAACGATGCGATTGATGATTTGGGAGAAGATGAATACGATCCAGATTTCTTCAAAGAGAAGCGGTATCCACCATTTGACAAACCCCCATTGGACATGCTACCAATTACACGGTTTCCTAAAAAATTTGACTGGAAGGATGATAACCTAACCTATCTATCTGTAAGTTCAACCTGTTCATTGTGCTGTTGTCTACTCATGTTAATGCTATTAAAGAGAAAATAAGTCGTCTGACTATGTGGTGTTGGTGGTGTTGTCATCCATTTGAATGGACACCTTTAAGTATGCCCCACAAATATGATGATAGGACAAAGGTATTTCAAACATCCGGTAATTTTTGTTCTTGGAGTTGTATGAAATCCTATACCCTAGATACGTATGGAATAAATAGGGGTGGTCTCGTGTGTGGAAATATAGTACTCATGCGAAAACAAATGTTCAATCAGATAGGTCCTATAAAAAAGGCTCCTTGGAGATATAGTTTGAAAGTATTCGGGGGAGACCTTTCGATTGAGGAGTTTAGAGAAAATCTAACTAAAGATACTTCTGAATCTTTACCTGAATCTATAAAGACGAAACCAAAAGTTGACAATGTGATACCGTTTATTTCAAACACGAAGAAGTTGGATGAAATAAAAAATGCGACATCTAGTAATAGTTCACTAAAACTTAAAAGAAATAAACCACTGAAACGGAATCATAATAATTTGGAATCAGCTCTGGGTTTGATCATAACTCCCAAATCCTAAATTTCTCATTTGTTTACTGGTGGGTCTTGACGGGGGGGCGCAATTACTATTGACCCACTGACACCCGTCATGGGCCTTCCACCTAATGTCTAATTTTTCCATAGCTTTTCTACATATGACACATGGAAGTGATATAGCATCACCGTGGATATTCTGTCTAGAAACCACTAATTCTCCATGTTTCCTATGTAACCATTCGGTAAATTGATGGGGTTTGTAACCCTTTTTCATACATTCTCTATAGAGGTGCCTGATGAGTTGTCTTTCTGAACACATATGATTGTTACTGACAATCACAGGTCCCTTTGACATATAACTTGTGACGGTGCAGTATTTCATATTTCACAGTTGACGCAAGAATTCCCATTGTGTACAAAAGAGCACTTTGTGCATTCACTTAGGGTATTGATATTCTTTTTCGGGACAAGTCCTCTGGCAAAACGTTCTAGTTCCTTTACTGTGTAAATTCCATATTGGACCATAACTTCAAGTGTTGGGAATCTCATATATTTATGTACATCGATATTCCTTATATGTATTTATAAGCAGGGAAACAATTTCATTAGGGACTTTTGAGCTTTCATCATGGTGACAAAGCTGTCGATAATTGGGGGGACCATCGATTTGAGGACAACTTCAAAGTCACTATCCTGATCACCTGCATCAATTTGTTCGATGATATGATTAAGGATTGATATCACGAGTTTCTTCTTTTGGGGACCAGGGAGTCTCTTAAACTTGGCGACTTCGAAGACGAGTCGGGACACGATTGGTGGAATATCTTCCTTAGTCAGTCCATCATCGATATACTCAACGCGGAGTTCTTCAACTAACTTGACGACACTTTTGGCTGAAATTTTTCCAGCATATTTTTGTAAAATAGAATCCATTTGTATAATAATCTGTCATAATAATATATGAACTTTAACGAAGCTATATCAACTTTGGCATTTAGTTTAAGTTTTGTTGAGATGTTCTCTGAGGTTAAGAAGGCTGACTTTGTCAGTGTGGAGCATAAGAATATCATACTTTTGAGTTTATTCACGAGTTGTTTATGGTTTATATATCAGTATAGGACGATAGGAACCAATGCCACGACTCTCGCAACTGGTTTGGGTATATTTGTACAGCTGTATATTTTGAATAAGATTTTGTTGAAAGAGCAAAAAGACTTAAAGATTCGGAATGAATGAGAAGTACAAGATGTCTACCATTGCCCATCTCAAGCCTACCTATGTGAAACGTTACGATACTAGGGCGAGTGCGTCCCGGAAGTCTACGACCCGCCCGGTCCCAACTCCTTCGAAAGTTCCAAACAAGGCCGCACGTTTCGCGGAGGTCGTCAATGGACGTGCCGCGATGCAGGGCATTCTTTGGGGTTCCCTGGATTGGATGATGTCGGGGGAGAATATCATTCAGCAGTGTGAGGATCCAATGTATG